GGACGATTTGCGAGACGGACTTCGGGAATTTCTTGAGCAGCGCCCGGATCTCGTGCTTCCAGTTGTGGTGTACGACGTCGATGACGAGCTCGTCATTCTCACACCAGGCGACGTCGCGCAGGTGGAAGGTGCGATAGAGCAAGCCGTTGCCGAGCGAGTTGATGTCGACCGCGATCACCGTCTGGCCGAAGGCGACGAAGTCGTGGTCGCCCTGCTTGGTGGCGCGCGTGAATTGGCTGCGCTGGTCGTACATGACGCGCCGCATGACGTCGGATTTGTTATCGAGCCAGGCGCGCGCCGCGGCGTCGTTGTTGATCGCCTCGTCCATTGTGCGCGCATGGAACCAGGGTTGCCCGCGCGGCCGCAGCATCGAGGACAACGAATTGCCGAGATCGCGATGCGCCAGCACCGGCCGGCCGGTCATCAAATGCGAGGCGTATTCGTCGCCGTCGGGCCGCGTGACGGTGAAGTCCGCCCGGATCGGGCAGAAGTTCTCCGCCATGGTCTGCCACAGCGAATCCAGGTTGCGACGCTTCGAGAACAGGCGGTCGCCCTGCTCGACGAGATCGCGAACCCGCGTTTTCATCTCAGGCGGCCGAGCCCAACTTGGCCGCGCTATAGGTGCTGCCGCGGTTTTCCGGCGCGGTCAGAATGGTCGAGGTGCGGCCGGCGCGCGCCATGACGTCCATCTGTGAGCGGCGTTTTGCCTCGAGAGCTGCCGGCGACTCCGGATCCGGCATCGGCGCCGGTGGCTGCGGAGTCGGCGCCGGCGGTATGGCGTGCGAAAACATGCTGGACATGGCTATCTCCGTTTTTTCATGTGGCTGTGGCCGAGGTTTGCTGTCGCCTGCGGCGGCGCCGAACCGTGGGCGTTTTGCAGATCGATGTATTCGCGCAGCGACGAGCAGCGCGTGAGCTGCTCGCGATAAAGATCGCGCTCGTCAGCTCGTCGGTCCTGCGCCAGGCGGAAGCGCTCGATTGCGGCCGCGGCTTCGTCGCTCATCGGGCCCTCTTCATGTGGCTGTGACCGACATTGGCTGACGTCTGCAGCGGCGCTCGGCCGCGCGCCGCGCGTTTGACGGCGGTGTTGCCTTCCGACAGGCACATGACGACGGCGTCGCCCTTGCCGGGCGATCGGCCGAGCCGCTTGCGCAAATCCTCTTTGCTTTCGATCTGGTAGACGCCGCGCACCTGCAGCGCGCGCGGGTCGTAGCAGACGGCCGCGAGATCCGCGCGCAGCTCGGCGTCGGGCGGCAGCGCGATCGCCGAGCCACCGTCCTGGTTAGGGTCGAGCTCGTCGCGGAAGGTGAACCAGGCCTCGGCTCGCTTGTTGGCGTAGGGCACGTTGCTGCCCTTGCTCTTTTTCTGTGACGTGCCGGCGCCGTTAAAGGCGACGTGGGCGATCTCGTTGTCTTTGAGCCGCAGGCTGATCTTGCCGCCATAGCCGCCGCCGACGTCGACTACGACCGGCGCATTGTCGCGGCGATTGGCCATAATGTGGCCGAAGGCCTTGGCAGGATCCGCGGTCTGCTCGCCCTTCTCGGAATTAAGCGGTGCGTACCAGCCGCCAAAGCGCGCGGCGATCACCTGGGCGTCCTTGCCGCCGTCGGCCGGATCGATCGCCATGGCCGTCATGGCGAAGGCCTTGCCGCCGTCCGGCTTCCAGCGTGCTTGCGCCTTCTCGATCCAGGCGGTCGGGATCACTTGAAAGTCGGCGTCCTTGAAGGTGGTGCGGAAGCCGCCCATCAGCATCGAGCGGTACGGCTCGGGCATCGCGTCGAGCGTCTTCTCGTAATCCGTCGCGGCGTAGTAGGGGTTGTCCTTGACCGACGCCGGAATGTAGGTTCGCGACGTCGGCCTGATTACCTTGCCGCGGATGGTGCGGACGTCGTCCGGCCCGTCGACCCACTCGTCGTTGCCGTCTTCGTCGGACACCACCCAGCGCAGCTCCCCGGGCTTGGCCGGGTTTGGATATTTAGGATCGAGCCAGGGCGCGAACATCTTGTTAACCCACAGGCCTTCGGCCGTGAGCGGTGGATTGGTCGCCAGCACCGTGCGGCAGCGCTGGCCCGGCGTTTCCGTTCGCACCCAGCCCATCAGGAAGCGGATCTGCGATTCCGCGAAATGCGTCGCTTCGTCGATGCCGAGCAGGTCGCGGCCCTGTCCCATCGTGCCCTGCTCGTCGCCGACGCGCTGGGCAGCGCGGAAATTGATGGTCTGCTTGTCGGAGATCCGCAAACGCGGCGGCGGCGATCCGTTGAAGCCTTGGCGGCTGCCGTGGATCTTGAGCGTGTCCTCAATCAGCCGCTCGAGATCGCCGTATTCGCGCCGCATGACCAGCGAGCGCTCGTGTTCATTGAACGCCAGGCCGAGGATCAACTGGCTTTTGCCGCCACCCGGCTCGCCGCCGTACAGCAGGCAATCGGCCTGACTGAAATAGGCCTCGGTCTGAGGCCCAGCATTCGGCACCCACTTGCAATCGGCCGTCGCTGCCACGGCATCGGCAACGACGGCCTTGCGTTCCTTGTCGGGCATATCGCCGAGCGTTGCGGCGATCTCCTCGATAAGCGTGAGCGCCACGGACTATTAGCTGTCCGCGCCGATCGCCGGCAGCACGAAGCCCGAGTTTTGCGTGCCGTCGCCGATGTAGAGGTTGTCGAAGGTTCCGTACTGGACCGCGTTGGCCGTCACGACAATCGCGGCCGCGACGTCCAAGGCGCGGATGCGGTTATGTGCGATCCAGCCCGAGCCGGTGGTGGCCGTGGTCTTGACCAGGATGGCGCCGGTCGCGGTGTCGGTATTGATGGAGTAGACATAGTTCCAGGCGATCAGCGCATGCGTGACGACGAGCGCACCGTGCTCGAGCAGCGCCGCGATGTTGTTGGACGCTACCGAGTGCGTGACGCGGTTGCCGACGATATTCAGACGGTCCAGCGTGTTGGCGATGACGATCGCCGGGCCAGGCGACGTCGTGGCGTCGGACTGCACTTCGTTGTTGATGAAGGTGAGCCCGTCCGAGTTGACCGACACCGTGGTGGTGATGATCGACAGGAACCCGTGGGTCGCGTCGGTATCGCGGAAGGCACAGCGTTCGACCCAGAAATCGGCCGCGGTCGTGAGCGTGAACGCCGAGGCGATCGACAGGAAGTTGCCGATGAAGATGCAGTTCTCGATCGAGATGCCGGCGGCCGAGACCGCGATGGTCGCCGTGTTGGCGGTCGTGAACGTAAACGTCGGCCGCTTGGATCCTTTGCCAAGACCGATGATGGCGACGCCGGCGACGCTAAAGCCGAGCGCCGTGGCGCTGGCAATGCTTTCGGCGTGGCCCGGCATAATGACAACGGTGTCGCCCTGGCTCGCCGTGCACTTGGCCAATGCGGCGGCCAGAGTGGCGACGGCGGTGCTGGGCGAGGTGCCATCGGTGCCGGCAACCGCCGAGTCGACGTAGAACGTCTTGCCGCGGCCGAGCGCCGTCGGCATCGAGCCGCCGACCGGGCGGCCGTCGAGCAGAAGGAAGTTCTCGTCGCGGCCAAATTCGCGGCCGAAAAATGACTTGTACATGGTCGCTCCTATACGTGCTTGTTGCTGTTGCTAGGTGGAGGTGCCGAGGCCGTCGGCGGCGGTGGCGTAGAGGCAGCTAAACGGCGCCCGCCATCAGCGCTTCCTTTGCTTGCGCAAAAGAAATCAGGCCGCCGTACAGCGGCGAGGAAAGCTTGCGCGCGATCGCGGCCGCGAAGGTGCGGCGCATGGCGCGCTTGGAGTGCCAGCGGTGCGCGTGCTGCGCGCACAGCGATTTGAACTCCTCGACGTGCGCGGGGATCTCTTCGAGCAGCCGGAATTCAGGCTCGGCGATGTAGCGGCGCCACCAGCCCTCGACGTCATCGCCCTGGCGCTCCCCATGCACGCCTTCGTGCGCGAGCAGCTCGGGCGTCACGAGGATGCCGGCGGGATTAAAGATCTTGTCGCCCCAGGCGAAGATCACCCGCTTGCCGCGCACGTTGAACGCAGCATCGATCTCTTCGAACAGCGGCGGCAACGCCTGGACGACTCGCATAAGCGAATTCTCCGTTTTGCGGTGTCTCACGGGAAACGCTTCGCCGGCGGCTCAATAGGAAGGCCACTGGTGCGTTGGCTCGACCCCCCGCGCTACCTCGGCATGGGGTAAAATCGGGTCAGACGAACTAGGCGGCGGTCTTGCGGAACCAGAGCGTTACGACGTAGCTGTCACCGGCGGTGTGTCCAACGGTGGTCAGCAGCACGTCGCCGTTGACGCCGGTGCCGGCGTTGTTGGGAATACCGGTCTTGCCCGCGCCACTACCAGGTCCGCGATCGCCGCCGACGCCGTTGATGTAATCGATGAAGCCCTGCGACGTCGTGTTGCCGGTGGTGAAGAACAGCACGTCGGTGTTTGCATCCCACAGCAGGTTGAAACCCATGCCGACGCAGGCCCAGGCGATCGCCTCGAGCGCGTAACGCGAGCCAGCGCCGCCGCCGAGGAACGTCGAGGCGTCTAATTTGGTGACGGCGCTCTCGCCGGTGCCGTCCGATACGTTCGTAAGATGCACGACGACATGGCCACCGTCGTCGAACAGCACTTGCGTGGTGACTGCATCAGCCATGGAACGGCTCCTATTGGTTCGGCCGCGCGCGCACGATCAGTGCAGCGTCGGCAACTTGAAACGGAAAAGGTCGATGACCATCCATTGCCCTTCCGGAAAGTGGCAAATGGCCTCGGGGACATCGACAACGACGACCTCAGCGCAGACCGGCAAGCTGGTCTCTTCGCCAAGGCAATCGATCATCGCGTAAATGGAAAGAGTTCCGTGATCGGTGTGAACCAGGCCGCCGGCGAGATCGATCGACGTGACCTGCACTACGCGACCTTCTTGGCGCGCGCCTTGGCGTCCTTCTTGGCCGCGGCCTTCGGCGCCGTCTTGGCGGCGCGCTGCGCTCGCACCAGGGCGAAGG